ATACCGCTTCATCTTTAGATATTGTTACATCATTTATCGACGAAATAAGTACGTAGGAGTAATTATGACGGCAATAGTAAATGGAATCCAATACATCGGAGGCGGAACAGCTCCTGATGAATTTATAAAAAATCAAGCGCAAACCATTGATGGTACGCAAACAATTGAAAGTGCAGTTCTAGCTGGACCTATCACTATTCCTGCAACAATAACAGTAACAGGGACTTTAGTAATAGTATAATGTCAAAGATAGAAGTAGATGCAATAGATAAACAAAGTGGTTCAACTTTAACTTTAGGTGGATCAGGTACAGCTGTAACTTTAGCTGCCGGCGCTACTCAATCGGGTTTCGGTAGAACAGGTACTGTAGACTGGCAGACAGGTAGTATTAAAACTGCAACTTTCACAGCTGCAAATGGTGAAGGATATTTTTGCAACACAGCAGGTGGAAGCTTTGAAGTAGATTTACCAGCAGGAAGTGCTGGTGCAATAGTTTCAATACAAGATTATAATAATACATTTGATTCAAATCGTCTAACAGTTGATCCAAATGGAAGTGAAAAAATTAATGGTGGTGCAGCTGGTGAACCAGTTCAATTAGAGACAGAAGGTCAAGGTGTAACTTTTATATATATAGATTCAACAGTAGGATGGAGATCTGTGCAAGACAATCAATTTTCTCAAGTGGGAGTAGCTCCTGCTTACGTAACAGCAACAGGTGGAACAATAACAACTGTAGGAGATTTTAAAGTTCACGTTTTTACAGGACCAGGAACTTTTTGTGTATCAAATGGGGGTAATGCTGGTGGATCAAATAAAGTAGATTATATGGTGATTGCAGGTGGTGGAGGTGGTGGCGGTGACCAATCTAATGGATATGGTGCTGGCGGTGGAGGTGCCGGAGGATATAGAGAATCAGGTGGAACTAGCAGTGGTAGTTACACAATAGGTTTACCGGCAAATAGTTGTGTTTCAGCATTACCAATTGCTGCTGGAGGTTATCCAATAACCGTAGGTAGTGGAGGAGCAAAAGGAACTTCAGGACTAAATGGACCTGATGCTTCTAATGGATCAAGAGGAGCTAATTCAATTTTTAATACAATAACATCTACAGGTGGCGGTGGTGGAGCTTTTGGCGGTAGTCCAGCCCCAGCTTTTTCTGTTGTCCCTGGTGGTGTTGGACCAGGTGGATCTGGTGGTGGTGGAGCAGGACCAGCACCAACTGCTACAGGACTTGGGACAGGAAACACTCCATCAGTAACACCTGCACAAGGCAGTGATGGTGGAGCTGCAAGAACTCCATCTACACCTAATTATGGTGGTGGAGGTGGTGGTGGAGCATCAGCGGCCGGACAACCTTTTACTGATGCAGCACCAGGACCAAACGCAGCAGATGGTGGTGCTGGAGCAACTTCAAATATTACAAACACACCTACTGCAAGAGGCGGTGGTGGTGGCGGTGGAGCATATTATTCAGGCCCTGCCAGTTTTCCTAACAGACCAGGAGGAACCAATGCTTTTGGTGGTGGAACTGGTGGACACGATAACCCAGCAGGATCTGCAGCAGCAACTGCGGGAACAGTTAATACAGGTGGTGGCGGTGGAGGAGCCGCTTCTCGATATCCAGGTTCTCCAGGAAGTGTAGATGCTGGTAATGGCGGTTCAGGTGTAGTAATAGTAAGGTATAAGTTTCAAAATTAGGTAAATTATGACAAGTACAATTAAAGTAAACACAATAACAACAGAATCAGGATCTACATTAACTGTAGGTGGATGCGGAAAAACTGTTGCTTTAGCATCAGGCGCATCACAAACAGGTTTTGGTAGAACGGGAACCGTTGATTGGCAGACAACTAAAAAAACCGCTACTTTCACAGCAGCAAATGGAGAAGGATATTTTGTAGATACATCAGGTGGAGCTGTAACTATGAATTTACCTTCATCACCAAGCGCTGGAGATATTGTAGCTTTTAAAGATTATTCAGGAGATTTTTCAACAAACAATTTAACAATTGGTAGAAATGGATCTAATTTAGATGGATCTGCTGCGGACAAAGCAATAGATACAGCTCATACAAGTATGTCTCTTGTGTATGTTGATGCAACACAAGGTTGGAAATCAGTTGAAGAAGGAACTGGTTATATAGGAGAAAGTTTTATAACAGCAACAGGTGGAACAATAACAACAAGTGGAAATTGTAAAATCCATACTTTTACAGGTCCTGGTAATTTTACAGTTTCTACTGCAGCTACTTCTGCAGCTAATAATCTAGTTTCATACCTAGTTCTTGCTGGTGGTGGTGGAGGAGCAGTAGATAACGCTGGTGGTGGAGGTGGAGGCGGTTATAGAGAAGTTAAAAGTCCTGTAACACCTTACACAGCAAGTCCATTAGATGGATATCCATCCGCACCAAATAGAATAACAGTTTCAGCACAAGCTTATCCGATTACCGTTGGAGCAGGTGGAGCTGCACATCCTGGAGAACCTTCTGGACCAGGTAGTTCTGGAGCAGCCTCAACTTTTTCAACTATATCATCTGCTGGAGGTGGAGGTGGAGGCGCAAATCCAACTTCAAGTTACCCAGCAAAAACAGGAGGTTCAGGTGGTGGAGCAGGTATAGGTGCACAAGGACCAGTTCCTGGACCTGGTGTAGTTTCAGGAGCTTCGGGAAATACTCCTCCTGTAACTCCATCTCAAGGAAATAATGGAGGATCTTCTAGTCATTCACCTGGTGATGGTAACGGAGGTGGCGGCGGTGGTGGCGCTGGAGCTGTGGGAGGTAATGCAGCTGTTAATCCTACTTCTCCCAAAATATCTGGTGGAGCAGGAGGTGTAGGAGCTACGACTTGTATTTCAGCAAGTCCAGTTGGATATGGTGGTGGAGCTGGTGGTTCTGCAGGTGCCTCTGCTACAGGAGGTGGTGGAAGTCCTTGTGGATCAGGTGGATTTGGAGGAGCTAATACTTCAGGTCCTAGTACCAGAACAGGTGCTCCAGGTCCAACTCCGTCAACAGATTCGTCAGCTGGAGCTACTAATAGAGGTGGTGGCGGTGGTTCTATGAATTGTTCTTCTTCAGGATCTAGAGCTAGTAATGGTGGATCTGGTGTAGTAATAATAAGATACAAGTTTCAATAGGTAAATTATGAGTGAAATAAAAGTAAATAAAATTAGTCCAAGAACAGCGTGTGGTACAACTACATTAGGGGATAGTGGAGATACATTTAATCTTCCTAGTGGAGGTACTTTAACAATTGCTTCTGGTGCAACTATAAATAACAATGGAACTGCAAATAATTTTGGAGCAACAGGTGCTGTTAATTGGCAAACAACAGTTAAGACATCAGGATTTACAGCAACTTCTGGTGAAGGATATTTTATAAATACAACAGGAGGTGCAGTGTCAGTTAATCTTCCAGCAGGAACTGCTGGGGCAGTAGTTGGATTTAAAGATTATGCAGGAACTTTTGATACAAATAATGTGACATTAGTTCAAAATGGTTCTGATAAAATTGGTGGTTCAACAACTAATGCAACTTTAAATATAGAAGGTAGTGCAATTACTTTAGTTTTTATAGATTCAACACAAGGTTGGTTAGTAACAGATTCAGGTTTACAAACCGATGCACCACAACCTTCATTTGTTACAGCTACAGGTGGAACAATAACAACTTCAGGAGATTTTAAAATTCATACATTTACAGGTCCAGGTACTTTTTGTGTTTCTAATGCTGGTAATGATGCCGGATCAAATACAGTAGATTATTTAGTAGTAGCAGGTGGAGGAAGTGGAGGAAATTCAGAACAAGAAGGTGGTGGAGGTGGTGGTGGATTTAGAACTTCATCTGGAGCTGCATCAGGTAGTTATGCCGTCAGTTGTTTAGGTACACCAGTTTCGGCTCTACCAGTTACAGCAACAGGTTTTCCAATTACAGTAGGTTCAGGTGGAGCAGTAGAAGGTAGAGGATCAAATTCAATTTTTTCATCAGTAACATCAACAGGAGGTGGATCCGGTGCCCCTGGTCCATTAGGACCTGGAGGTTCAGGTGGAGGTTCTGGAGATAATAATCCAGCAGGTTCAGGTAATACACCTCCAGTTAGTCCAGCTCAAGGAAAAGATGGTGGTATAGGTAATCAACCAGACGCTAATGATAGAGGTGGTGGCGGTGGTGGAGCAGGAGTAGTAGGTTTTCCTGGAGTAAGTAATGGTCCTGGAAAAGGTGGTGGTGGAAGTTATAGTGATATTAACCCTGCAGCAGGTGTTGCAGATGGTCCACTTACTGGTAAAAGATATTTCGCTGGTGGTGGCGGTGGAGGTGCTTGGGATTTAGGACGAGCTGGAGGAGGATTCGGAGGGGGTGGCGCTGGAGCTAAAGCAGCACCGGGACCAGCATCAGTACCATCAGAAGCAGGAGTAGCAAATACTGGTGGTGGCGGTGGAGGTGCAGCTTGTTCAGGTAAAGGAGCTTCTGCTGGTGGTAGTGGAATAGTAATAATAAGATACAAATTTCAATAGTTGAATGATAATTAAAATTAATATATAAGGAGAAACATTATGGCACATTTTGCAAAATTAGGAGCTAACGGAAAAGTTATTCAAGTATTAACTTTGAATAATTCTGATATGCTTAATGCTGATGGTGTAGAGGACGAATCAGTAGGTCAACAATATTTAGAAACACACAATAATTGGCCTGCACAAATGTGGATTCAAACATCTTACAATACACACGGCAATCAACATTCAGATGGCGGAACACCTTTAAGAGGCAACTACGCAGGTATAGGTTATGAATGGGACGAAGATAATAATATTTTCTGGCCTAAATCACCTTTTACATCTTGGGTAAAAGATCTTGCAACTGCAACTTGGAAATCACCAATTGGTGATGCTCCAGCATTGACAGCTGAACAAACTTCACAAAACGAAGCTGACACACATTTTTGGGTTTACGATTGGAATGAAGCAAATACAACTTGGGACTTGACAGATAGAAAAGCATAAATTAAAAATGGTGGTGGTATGCAGAGACAAGTATTAACAGAACAAGCTCTATATTACGGTGATGTGGCAATGCCTAAAGATTGGGACATTGACCGAAATAAATTATCAGGCGACATCTTACAATCACAAATTCAAAACAAACAATTTCCGTTCTCACGAACTTGGGATATGCTGAATACTTATATGAGAGATCACTTTGGTCTTGAATATAATATTAATTTAGTTAACAAAGAAACGTGGGGTAACATCTATAAACCTGCGGAAACTACAATTCCATTACTTAATATTGATCCAGTAGATTTACGAAACTCACCAGACTTTACATTATTATATGGTGTAAAAGTCAAAAATTGTAATGTTAGAATACATTTTGAAGATAACAGACGTAAAGGAAGAAGTTGGGATATACCACTTACTAATAATCAATTCATAATGTTTCCATCAACTAATATGTATTACATAACTAATAATCAAAAGGATAGTTTAAATTTTATACAGACTATAACGTATGAATATATCTAATTACTATTGGTATTTTAGTGGTGTGCTTACACCAAAGTTTTGTGATGATGTAATAGCTTATGCAAACGAGCAAAAAGAAGTTATGGCTAGAACAGGTGGCTATGGTGATAGAGAATTAAAAAAAGAAGAAGTAAAAGATTTAAAAAGAAAAAGAAACTCTGATTTAGTATGGTTAAATGATAATTGGATATATAAAGAACTACATCCTTTTGTACATGAAGCAAATAAAAATGCCGGTTGGAACTTTGACTGGGAAAGATCAGAATCTTGTCAATTTACAAAATACAAACTTAATCAATATTATGATTGGCATTGTGATAGTTGGGACAAACCTTATGACAGAAAAGATCCTAATCATCCAGAACACGGCAGAATTCGAAAACTATCTATGACTTGTCAGTTAACAGATGGTTCAGAATATACAGGTGGTGAATTAGAATTTGATTTTAGAAATTATGATCCACATATGAGAGATGAAAGTCAACATTTAAGAAAAGCAAAAGAAATATTACCTAAAGGTTCTATTATTGTATTTCCTTCATTTGTGTGGCATAGAGTTAAACCAGTAACCGCTGGCACAAGATACAGTCTTGTCGTCTGGCATTTAGGAAAGCCATTTAGATAATGTATATAAATAATTATTTTAACACGACCATTTGGTCTGAACAAAAACCAGAGTTTGTTAAGTCATTAAACAAAGCTTCTAACAAATATATTAAAGCTGCTAGAAATTTTCCAGAAGCTAAAACACATATAAAGAAATACGGTGACTTTGGAAGATCATATCATTCAACACCACTTACAGCTGACAATGATTTTATAGATTTTAGAAATTACATTGGTCAAAAGTCTTGGGAGTATTTAGATCATCAAGGTTTTGATATGCAACAATACACAACTATGTTTTCTGAATTATGGGTACAAGAGTTTGCTAAAAAAGGTGGTGGTCATCATTCAGCACATATACATTGGAATCAACACGTATCAGGTTTTTACTTTTTAAAGTGTAGTGATAAAACATCATACCCAATCTTTCACGAACCAAGAACCGGGGCAAGAGCTACAAAATTAAAAATGAAACCAGATCAAAAAGGTGTGTGGGGTGGTAGTGAGCTTATACATTTTAAACCACAACCTGGAACATTAATTATCTTTCCTGGATTTTTAGAACACGAATATTCAGTAGACTTTGGACTTGAGCCCTTTAGATTTATACATTGGAATATACAAGCAGTACCAAAAGAGATGGCTAAAGATGTTTAAAAAGAAAAAGTATACAGTTATTCGTCAAGCAATATCAAAAGACCTAGCAGCTTTTGTTGCAAATTATTTTATGATGCAAAAACAAGTTTATGATACTTGTAGACAGGCTAGATACTTTTCACCCTTTGAAAATATTATAGGTCACTACGAAGGTAAAGATGAACAGATACCAGAAACTTATAGTCAGTATTCTAATATAGCTATGGAAACTTTAATGCTTAAATGCCAACCTAAAATGGAAGAAGCAACAGGTCTTAAATTATATCCTGCTTATACTTATGCAAGAATTTATAAAAAAGGTGATATTTTAAAAAGACACAAAGATAGATTTAGTTGTGAGATATCAACTACTATGAATCTTGCTGGTGACGATTGGCCAATATATCTAGAACCATCTGGAGAAGTAGGTAAAAAAGGAGTTAAAGTAGATCTTAAACAAGGAGATATGCTAGTCTATTCTGGCTGTGAGCTAGAGCATTGGAGAAATAAGTTTAGAGGCAAAGAATGCGTACAAGTTTTTTTGCATTATAATAATCGTAAAACACCGGGAGCGAAGGATAATATGTTTGACAAGCGTCCACATTTAGGTCTTCCTTCTTGGTTTAAACGATGATATAATCTTTAGATGGGGGCAGTACACCACCACATACCTACTGTCCCCTTTTAAGGATTATTTATGAGTTTAGGATTTGACGCAATATCAGCATTACCATTCGCTACATCGGGACCCGATTCAGATGTTTCTATAGCAGTAACAGGCAATAGTTTATCTATTACAATTGGTAGTGTAGGTATTATTGCAGATGCAGTTACAGAAGAAGCTGATCCAAATAGACTTACATTAGGTACAGGCACATTAAGTATTACAGCTGATGCTAATCATACAGTTACAGGAAGTGCTGTATCTTTAGGTATAGGTGCATTTACTGTTAATATAGATACTAACGTATCACCTACTGGAAACTCGTTGACCTTGGCTACTGGAAATGTTACAATAACAGCCGGAGCAAATGTATTACCCACAGGCAATACTTTATCACTAGATACAGTAGAACCAGGGGTTATTACGTGGAACGATATAATACCAGGAGCAACAATGGTTTGGACACCAATAAAACCGTACTAATATGGCATCAACATTTTCAACAGATTTATCATTAGAACTCGTAGCAACAGGAGAAAAAGCTGGTCTATGGGGAGCAATCACAAACACTAATTTACAATTATTACAAACAGCAGCATCAGGTTATGTAGAAGTAACTTTAAGTACAGGTACAACTACATTAAGTTTAGCTGATGGAGATGCAACAGCAAATGGTAAACATCTTTATATTAAAG